CCCACTTGCCAGCGATGGTGGCTTTGTCAACGGTATAGACTGATGCTGATGATGCAAGATATCCGGTGGCTCCCAGGACGATGAGCTCCTCGAACTGAGCGGGGATGGTCGACGATGATCCATTTAGGGTGTGCTCCTTGTACCACTTTACCCGGGCATCGCTGCCGTCTCCTTCGTCGGTCATCTGGATAGTATCCTGCCAGAGTCGAAACTTCTGGTAGTAGGTGGGGTTCTCGCCGATGGGGAACTCAACGGACTCCACTTTAATAAGGCCTGACAGGCTGGAGATATCGATTTCCCTTGAGCTCTCCACGGTAGCGATGTCGTCCTGCTGCTGGATGGGGTAGACGATGGAGAACTCCTTGACCACCCTCTCGATGGCTCCGTCCGCCTGGTCATCGGTCCAACGGTAATTCTGTGCATCTTCGTCCTGGAGGTCCTCACGGACTCTCGCTCTCATTGTTGCTAGATCCATAATCTCACCTGTTCCTTCTTAGGCCTGATAAATCAGGCAACTACATTTCATTTCACCCTCACCCTTCCGTCGGCTGACGGACTCTCCCGTCAAGGGAGAGGGGATAAGAGGGAGGGGGAGGTCGATATCCCCCTCCCCTAGCGCAGGAGGTGTAAAATGTGGCCTTGCCAGGCAATGCTGGCAAGCTTTTATCAGTCCTTCACCCCTGTCATCATGGCGGCCTTCACACCGGAAAAGAGGGCTAGCGACACATACCATTTCACCCTCGTCCTGGTGGCGTCCTTGGTCTCCAGTGAGCCAAGCCGTTCCACCTGCAGCATTTCGGGGCTGGAAAGCCCACATACGCCACCCTCGCCCATCTGGAAGGCGAAGATAGCCGAGCAAACTCCCGTGGAAGTGCCGACGGTGTAGTTGTCCTTGATCCAATCGGAAACGGCTATCCTGATGCCGTTATAGAGCTGGATCTGCTCCATGAACATCCCTGGTCGGGTCTCGAGGACTGTACCTGACGCCCTGATAAGAGACTGGAGCTTCCTCCGGCTCCGCTTGCTCATCAAGAGCATGTCGGGCTTACCGCCTCTGACAAGGTCAATGAGCTTATCCAGGTTGTTTAAGCTCAACGTGGCACCGTTGGCTCCCGTTCCCAAGTGGTGACCGTACTTGCAGGTCCACGTCACCTGGTCGTCAACAACGGTGGCTCCCTCCTGGGTTGGCCAGGTGGGCTCGGTGGTGGCATGAGTCTTTTTATCACCGGCTGCCGCCGTGCACTCATACCGGAAGCCGTTCTCCAGGCCTTCGGTCGGGACAACGATATCGCCCACCTCTGTGACGGTATCGGCTACCCAGGCTGTGTCCGAAAGCAGGACATACAACCCCGAGGGCTGTTCACTGGCACCCGACCCGTTAAGGAAGGCGTTCTCAAACTCATGCTGGACCGCCTTGGCCTTCTGCTCGATGACGGCAACCTCGAGGTCCTGGATGTTACTCCTGGTTGCCTTAAGGAAGTTGTCGACGTCGGCGTCTCCGCCAAGGATCTGGAGGGTAGCGGTCACCTGCTCGAACTCGGGCTCTGACTGAGTCCACGTTCCCGATACAGGTGCATACCACCCAACGGTAGGCAACGTCTTCTCACGGTTGTACTTCAGACTGTTGCCTACAATCTGAATGAAGGGCAGCTCCTGCAGTATAGGGCTGTCCTTGATTATAGTCTCTATGATTCCTTTGAGAAGGATATCGGTAGAGAGTTTTGATGCTTCTGCTAAAGATATGCTCATAGTTAGCTAGTTCCTCCTTTTTGACGAAGTCCTGCGGCGATCATCTCCTTATTGTCCATGCCTTCGGTCGTTTCTCCCCTGGTTGGAGCTCCTGCAGGTACTTTGGCTGCCGCAGTTTCCGACTCCAGGGTCTTCTTGACCGCAGAGACAAGCCCTTTGCCTTTCTCGACTGAAGCGTCGATCTCAGCGATGGTCTCCCCGGTGATCATGTCCTCGGGGACCTGGGGATTGGAGGCTTTGGCCATGCCGAGGTACTTGGAAACGGCTTCATCCCTGGCTCCCTTCACCGATGCGAGCTCAGCGGTGGAAGCTTCGCTTCCCTGCTTCGCTTCGCTTAGCGCCGCTTCGAGCTCGGCGAGCTTGGTGTCCTTGGCGGCCATGGCTTCCTCCAGGGCGGTCTTGGCCTTCTGCTCCTCCTCGAGCTGAGCCTTCACGGCGGCGATGTCCTCGGTCGTTGGGGCGTTGTCCTGGTTCTCCGGGACTTCCTTATTCTCCTGGTCGTCCTTATTGTTGGCTTCTGCCATAAATTCCTCCTAGATTTGAGTTATTATTCAGGCACTTCCATATCCGCGGCAACCGCTCTCTCTCTCGCTCCGCCACGTGTGGAGGCTGCCCTAAACTCCTGATTCATTTCGAGGATCTTCTCCCTCTCCTCAAGCCACCTGATGAACTCCTCGTCGGGGTCTATTATCCCCATCTCGTCCATGGCTGTTCTCCTGGAGTGGACTCCGGCTTGTACAAGGAGCTGCTCGTTCTGAGCCTGCCGTTGGGTATCCTGGGGAAGGATCTCTCCCCACACAACACGGTGGGTAATACCGTCGAAATTCTGGCCGAGGTATTTCTCAGCTAGCTTCAGTATAATGTCGGTTCTCTGGTGGTAGGCGTTCGTCCTGATGGTCCTTTTGCGGGTGACCTTCTGAATTAGACTCCCGAGCTCAATCTGCATCGCCGCACCTGACAAGTCCCTCTCGGTGCCACCGTAGGCTGCCCTGGGCGTTTCGGAGATATCGTGAAGGCAGCGGTAAATCAAATCAATGTAATCGATATGGAGTCTGATGCCGCCGCCTTGGAGCAGGTCTAGCAAGTAGGCCTTGGCATCTTCGGGGATGGTCCACACTGCTCCTGGTTGGACCTGGATATCTTCTGATTCGCCGATGTTCTCCAGGACTGCGATGGGATTGCCTGAGAGCTCTAAGATACGAGACAACTGACTGACCGCTCGATTCAACTCCCGCTGCGGCTGCTTAACCGAGGGAATATCGGAAGTCCCCCAGAACTGTTTAGGCTCCCTCAAGTTAGGGAAGATAATGAACGGGATGAAGCCGTAGGGGTTGGGCTTGGACTCGATGCGGTCGTTATCCAGGAAAAGCTCGAAGTCCTTAGCTGTCCACAGCTCGGTGACGGTGGCCGCTTTTGTGGCGCCATAAAGAAGGTCGGCCTCGGCCTTACTGAGCTTATACCTGGAAGCCACCCGCCACACGTTACTCAAGTCGTCACCAAGCCACCAGGCGTAAATACCTCTGATATCGGGGGCGGTTATCTTGATGCGCTTCTCGTCCGGGTCCCAGATAACCTTATAGCAGCCGTCTCCCAGGATAGCGGTGTCTATCTCGGTCTCCCAGTCTAGCTGCTGCAGGTTGTTGTTTTGATAGACGTCCTGGAGTAGGTGCTCGGCACGGACAACCTTTTCTTTGAGCTCGTCGGTGTTCTCGGCAGGGTAACAGGCGAAGGTCAATCCCTGCATTAGATAGCTGGTGACCTTATCAATGGCCACCTTAGCATAGTTAAATACCAGTTGGCGGTGCCTCCCTTGCTTCTCCCACTGGCTGCCTTTGTAGAAATTGAGGTTGTTGGTGTAGTCGGCTAGCCTGTTGGTGTCGATGCGGGCTAATTCTGAAGGATTAAATTCATTCATTTCGTAAGCCTCCCTTGGCTATTCTCGGAATAAAGTCTTTTGCCCCCTCAACTAGCAGGGCGAGACTCATCAAATAATCGTCGTGCCCCTCCGATGGGTCGACGTAGAAATTCATCGTCTGGTTGGGGCGGAATTGCTGCCGTGCTTTCTCTAGCTGAAACATAAGCTGCTTATACTCGGGGCTGCCGTCCTGCTTATAAAGCTTCAATCTGGAACTGTTGACGAACGCTAACACCTCAAAAGCGAGGTCTGACTTGCTCTTCTGCGTGAATGTGAACGGTTGTATACGGCTGCCGAGCTCCTTTCTGAGAAAGCTGGCTACGGGCTGTCCGATACCGGTAGCGTCAACGGTGACTCTGCGGCAATTCCACCGCTTTAGTATATCCACCGTCTGGCTGTAGACCTGGCTGTGCGGCATTCCTGTCCATTGGTAATGCTCGACTACAGCGAGGGATGGCTCGGTGCGGGTGGTGTCTATCGCTGCGATAGTGATCACCGTTGAATCAAGCTTTTGCCTGGCTGCCGCCAAGGCTTCGTCCTTGGTCTGCTCCCTCTCCCCTGCCAGGTCTATGCCAGCGATGTAGATTTTATCGGACGCCGGCTCCTTAAGGCGGGGATGTGAGCTCATCATTGTCACGATTTGCTGGCGGGTCAGGAAGCCTCCCCCTCCACTAATAGGCAATAACATGTATTGGGTTCTGAAGAGAGGATGCTCTTCACCTAGTCTAGCCCGCTCGCTCTCGACGTACCTCTTATAATCTGGATTGTGCCTGGACACTTCCTGCCAGTCATATCGGAAGTGACGCTTGATGCCGTCCTTCCGCTCAAGCTCAATATTGGTCTGCTTGATCTCCTCCAGCAGGGTGGCGTCGTCCCAGGTTGTGCCGTAGTGAATCGTCGTGGCGTTGGTGGATGATCCCATTGGTCGGAACTCTTTGGTGTATTTCTCCCTGGCTACGTCCTGCGACTCGTCCACCTCCAGGAGGATGTCGGCGGTATGGCCTACGACGGAAGACGACTCCTCGGCTGAGAGGAAGATCTGCCTGGCTGCCCCAAGGGCAATGATGTAGCCCATTTCAGTGTGATAGATGCCGTCAAAGCCGAACTCATCGAGGCGCTCCTTTAGCCTCTGCATAGAGATGATCGTCTGCGGCTTAAAGGTGGGTGAGCATTTAACCAGGTTACCGCCCTGGGCCATGTAAAGGGTTAATAGCAGGACTTCAAGGTGAGCTGACAGCTCGTTCTTGCCGCCCTGGCGGGCGATCTCCACCGATAGAGTTAATCCGCTGCGGCTCTGAACGCTATCGAGTACCGCCTTTGCTACTTCCTGTTGGTAGGGTCTTAGCTTCATTTTGTTAACGCTTTCGTTGCTACGGTAATCCCCAGGGGAACGGCCACCTCTGTTAGAACTTTGGCGATGGCATCCTTCAAGGACCGCTTTTGCTCGCTGGTGATCTGATACCGGGTTCTTACCAGGCGGGCTATGGTATTGGCTGCCTCCAAGTGCAGGTCGA